CGGTGAGCGGGTCAATGACTTGTACGTCGCGACGCTGTCTACCGGTCGAGGGTACCAGTCCTGAGTTACTGCAGGGGTTTTTGATAACCTGCGGAAACATCATGTCGCCCCCCCAGTTAAATTTAAAAGTGTACCCCATGCACAGGGTGGTACTGAGTCTCTCGTCTCTGTAGGCCCACGGTCCGGTATTGTTAATGTCATTTAAAACTTGCTGTTGTACTCCTAGGTACACTCTCCATCTTTGGGCCCAAAATCTGCTTATCTGGGCGGTTCCGTCTGGCATTTTTCCCTGTCCAAACAGGGAGTCATAAAATACAAAACCTTCTTGGGGTTTTTCTGGTACAAACAACTTAGGTTCTGTGTAGGGGCATATAACTACTACTATGCCCACTGTTTCGTGGTCTTGTACTGGGCCTAGCTGAGAGTCTATGTAGTCTGCATATCCGTGGGCCATGGCCCATAGAGGGATGTCTCTCAGCACGTAGCGGCACTTTGTAGGGTCATAGTCAGTGTCGGGTTTTGTTAGATACTGGAACCACATCATGTTTCCCTTGCCATGGTCGTTTAGGGGGTTGTATGTGCAGTCAAAGTATGCTGTGCGAAACTGTAGCTGGTATCTGTGGGGGCTTATAAACATTGAGGAGTACCAGCCACAGTGGTACTCATATATAGAGTATTTTGCACTGGCATAGGTGGCATTAATGTGGTTGTTGTTTGTTGAGGACCATGTTGTTAAAAATTTAAAGTTTGTGTCTCTTATGTTTTTTATGTTAGTAATACCTTTGTCATCTTTTGGAGTAAAAGAGCAGTAGCCATAGAGGCTGTCTGCTTTGGTGGCATAAAAGTCATATTTCCACCAGTTTCCCCAGTTTTTATAAGTATCTTTAGTTACATCCCACTGTGTAGTGCTGGGGTTCCATGTATTTTTGGGTGAGGTAGCTGTGTCATTTTCAATGTTATTTCCTTCAGGAGTCATGGTCCTTGGTCTAAGGTGGGCTTCTGTGGCAAAGGCCTGATAGTGGGTGCATTTGCCATAGAGCCATTTCTCAAACTCAGAGGAGTCGTTAGTTCCGAAATTAGTTGGGTAACCAATGACCTTGTTGTAATTCCTTTGCAACACTTGGAATGTAGTAATAGGAGTGTTCGTTTGTGGTGAGCAGAACGGATACTGGAAGCTAGCTGCGGTAAACCGCAAACTGACAAGCGGAACTGGACACAGGTCCTGCTGAGAGTACCACTTGTCTTCAAACATCTTTGGGGGGAGTATTCTAACCCTTCTATACTTTTTGCCTTTAGGTCTAGTTTCCCAGCTGGGAATTAGTATTTTTTGTTTCTGTAGCATAAGCATACCGGGGTGGTTGTTGGGAGCCGTCAGTTCGTTCATTTTCATGGGAGGTATAGTGTCAAAAGTCATTATGTAGTCTACGTGTCTGTCTCTGTACACCTTAAGGGTGCAGCCCCTGTACCTGGCGAGGTCTAGTTGGTCGTTTCCGTACGACCACCGGTTGAGGTGTCTGGTAAACTCGTCATACAGTACTTTTAGGCTTATGGTTATGGTGCTCATGCCTCCCCCGAAGGGCAGCACCTGCAGTTGGTAGTCATCTGAGTGGATGGCATAGTTAAAGGAGGATCTGTGCTGGCCACAGATCACCACGGGCATGAGACCCTTTATGTAGCAGCGTCTTACAAAGGGGGGGTTCCACTGAGTCAGTACTAACTTTTTTCTGCGTCTGCGTCTGAGTCTGACAGTCCGCCTGCGTCTGTAAGTGCGTCTGCGTCTCCTCCGCCTCCCCCATGTTTTTCTCCTTACTGTGCGTCTTCCTCGGCGGCGGCCATAAGCTGCTCGATTTCGTCTGCGGCGTATTGGTCGTCGGCGGCGGCGTCTCCACCAGGGGCGGCGCCGCCAGCGTCTCCTCCATCCCCACCAGGCCATACTGGGTCCCGGTTACGGGATGGAGCAGGAGGCGGCGCAGGCAGGGCTCTCAGGCGAGGTGGCGGGTCTGTGGGAGGCCCAGGGCGCGGCGGAGTGCCATACCGATCAACCAGGCGAGTAAGATGGCCAAGCAGATCCCCACAGCCACAGCTAGCCGAGTGTGCGCGATAGACTGCCTCGTAGAGGTTTCTCTCGATGCCCGGGGCATTGTGGACGGGAGGACGCCAGCTCATAGGTGGTTTCTTCTTTGGATCTGGCAGGCCAGACAGTAGCAGTGTCCTTTTCTTTCTGTAGGGGCGACCCAAGAAAACCATGTCTTTTTTAAGAGCCTTGCCCATAGCCCGGCCAGTCCCGAGCCCGAATTGCCCCTTGACTGCGGTGTGTAAACTCACCTCCGGCACCCGCCCTCGGGACGCGCTGATCTCCCTCCGTGGCGATCTGGCTGCGGACGGGCGTGGAAAACTCAGCCATTCGGAAGTGCTGCGCTTTATATTAGGATGTAAACCACGCCCAGGAAGTGCACCACGTAGACCCTGATTGGCGGAAAGGGGTCACGTGGTGAGTGACGGACTTTGACGGGGGGGGCCGGGGGGCGGAGCCCCCCGCGGGGGGGGGCCCCGCGCGCATGCGCGGGGGGGGGCGGCAGCCCCCGGCGCGCGCGCGTAGCGCGCGCGCCGCCGCTGGACCGTTAATTTTAAAAAAAGAGGAAGGAAGTCGGCCATTTTGTGATCTAAGATGGCGGCGATGACGTAGCACCCACGTGATAGTCACGTGGCGGGGCCTACTTCCGTGTTTGCGCAGTAGCCTCCCCCACGTGACTTGTGACGTAGGCGTGACCTTTGACCTGGAAGAAGTTAACCTCCATTTTGAGTAGCTGACGCTGACAGTGACCTTTAACCTCACGCCACCGTCCGCCTCAACTACTTAAAATGGCGGCCGTGACGTCACTAAATCGGCCATATTTGTAGTCCGGAAGGCCTAAAAACGAGGCCGAAGCCTATGGCGACCCCCTATACTATCCAATGGCAAGAAGATAAAGGCCTTATGGCGAAGTCTGGCCCCACTCACTTTCGTTACTGATTCACAGCTACAGTGTCCAATGGCAACTCGGAGTCTGTTTAGCAAAATTCCCGACCCCCGCGAGCCCGAAGTGGTCTGACACGCGCAAGCGTGTCAGCACGAGCGGGGGTCCGAGGTGCCGCGCGCAGCCGAAGGCGTAGCGCGCGGCCGCCGAGGGCGTTGCACCCACCCCCAAGGGTCGCACTCCTCGCTGACGCTCGGAGTGCTTGGTGACTTATAGAGGTAGACACCGACCAGCGTAACTCCCACGGCCAACATTTATTTGAATTTAAGGCTGAAGTTTACATTGAAAGTTGGAGGCATCCAGGGGTAGCAGGGGGGACGGGATAGGTCTGATCGAGGGGGTCTATCAAAGGCCTTGCAGGCAGCATACTCGGTTTCCCAGTCTCCGGTGCTGGGAGGCCTCTTAACCTCTGGTGGGGGAAATATGTAAACTTTATTTATGCTCGGGAAAATAATAGGGGGTTTAGGTGCGTATTGCTCTGGGTTTTGGCGAGTTGGACCCACAGCTCTCGGAGCTGCTTGCCGATGAGCTGCTGCTCTCGGAGCTGGACTCTGAGCTGTGTCTGTACCGACGTCTCTTGGACTTCGGCTTCGCTCTCTTCCTCCGACTCCCCCGGTTTTCCTTCCCCTGAACTGAAGCTGCCTTCTTGCCCTTGGAATTCTGATGCTGTAATGAAACGAGGCCGCTTTGGAAGTTGGATATAGAGTTCATCATCATCTGGTTTTTCAGACACTCGTTTGATAGCTTTTGGATTAAAGAGTCCCCGTCTGATGTCAAAGGGGTGGAAAACCCACTGGGGCCCCACGGTGAGCGGGTCAATGACTTGTACGTCGCGACGCTGTCTACCGGTCGAGGGTACCAGTCCTGAGTTACTGCAGGGGTTTTTGATAACCTGCGGAAACATCATGTCGCCCCCCCAGTTAAATTTAAA